AACGGAACACCGAGGCCTTCGCGGGGTTGCACAACAAGGGGAACAGGATCCTGCTCATATTCGATGAGGCAAGCGCGATTCCCGATGTTATATGGGAGGTATCCGAGGGGGCCCTGACCGACGAGGGAACGCAGATAATCTGGTGCGTCTTTGGAAACCCTACGAGGAACACAGGCAGGTTCAAGGATTGCTTCACGGGCAAAACCGCTCACCGCTGGAGCACTAGGCAGATCGACTCCCGAACCAGCAAGTTCACTAATAAGGAACAGATCGAAGAATGGATCAGGGATTACGGAATTGACTCCGATTTCGTCAAGGTGCGGGTGCGGGGGATGTTTCCGGCGATGTCGGCAAGACAGTTTATTTCCGTGGCCGATGTGGACACAGCTTTTGGCAGGCACCTAAGAGAAGAACAGTACAACTTTGCGCCGAAGATCGTTTCCGTCGATCCGGCCTGGGAAGGCGATGATGAGCTGGTAATCGGATTACGTCAGGGCCTCGCGTTCAAGCTTCTTCGAATGATCCCCAAAAATGATAACGACATCCAGGTCGCCAATATCATTGCCAACCTAGAGGACACCGAAAATGCCGACGCGGTATTCATTGATGCCGGCTATGGGACCGGGATCGTCAGCGCAGGCCGGACTTTGGGCCGCAGTTGGCAGCTCGTATGGTTTTCAGGTGAATCCTCCGATTCGGGATGCCTCAATAAACGCGCCGAGATGTGGAAGCTTATGCGGGACTGGCTGAAAGAGGGCGGCGCGATCCCGCCGGATACGACCCTCTACAATGACCTGATCGGCCCAGAGACAGTCGGCAGGGCTGATGGAAAGATTCAGCTTGAGGCGAAGGCCGACATGAAGAAGCGGGGACTGAAGAGCCCCAATAGAGCTGACTGCCTGGCGATAAGCTTTGCGTACCCGGTATCTGCGCGTTCGCGTATCCGCAAGCCGGCGTTTGCAGTGACGGAGTACGATCCTCTGGAGGGAGCGCAGGCAAGCTCCAGGGCTCAAATACAAACGGACTACAATCCATTTTAGATAGTTTTCAGTTTTGAGTTTTTAGTTTTTAGTAAACCCAAAACCAGCAACCAGAAACTCGAACGGAGTGAGTTATGTGTTTTGGTTCTCCATCAGTTCCAAGCGTCCCGCCTGCGCCTGCGCCTGCCCCAAGTCTGCCTGACCAGGGCGTGCAGAATGCGGGGCAGAACCAAAGAAACCTTGCGGCCATGGCATATGGTGCGTCTCAGACGATTCTGACCGGGCCGATGGGATTACAGAATCAGGCAAGTACAACGGCCAGCGGAAAGACGCTATTGGGGGGCTGAGATGGGACACGGACAGTTTGCAAAGGCGAACGGTAATGGCCGGGCGGCTCAGGTTCAACAGCAGCCCATGCTCGTACAGATTCCCGATGCAGAGCGAGCGGCAACTTATCATTGCCCTAATTGCATGGCCAATGCATTTCAGGACAACTGCGCGCGGTTCGTAGAGATATCGGAGATCGTATCGCCTACGGGCAAAACCGAGATCGGACGACAGCCGGTTATGCGCTGCCTGGGATGCGGGAATGTGTGGGATCTCAATCAACTGAAAAGGCTTTCGGCTGAAGAACGGAGCGCGATGCTTGAGGAATTGAGGCGCCGACAGGAAGAAATTCAGGCTCAGCAGATGCCGCAGAAACAAGAGAGATATTGGGAGGCGGAAGCCTAATGGCCGCGCCTATTCACTATTTCCCCGGCATCAAAGCGAATCCGAACGATCTGATTCCGCTTCGCCAGTACATTGACCGGCGGCTTGTTTCCATGCGTCAGGACCGTTGGAGCTACTGGCAGCACTGGAGGCAGTTATCCGATTTCATCCTGCCAAGGCGCGGGCGCTATCTTCAGACCCCGAACCAGGCCACACGAGGTGATCCACTTGGATCGAGGATTATCAATGAGACTCCGACCCTTGCGGCAAGGACGTTGGCTGCGGGACTTATGGCGGGTCTTACTTCTCCTGCTCGCCCTTGGTTTCGTCTTAGCATTCGGGACATGGATGTGGAGGACAATACACCAGTCCGGCTCTGGCTTGATGAAGTCACCAAGCGGGTGCTCACAGTATTGTCCCAATCCAATGCGTACAACGCCCTCCATGTGATCTACGAAGAACTCGGAGTATTTGGGACGGGCTGCACGCTCATCGAGGATGACTATGACGACGTTATTAGATGCCAAACTCTTACGGCCGGCGAATACTACGTCGGGTCCAGCGGGCGCAATATCATCGACACCCTGTATCGGGAATACGTCCTCACTGTGGCGCAAATAGTGGACCGTTTCGGACTTGAGACTTGCTCTCCGACCGTTAAGTCACTTTATGAAAGCAGGCTGCACGACCGTGAGATAAACGTCTGTCAGGCAATCGAGCCCAATGACGACCGGGCGCCCCAGATACCGGGCTTGAAAGGCCGGAAGTTCCGGTCCGTCATCTGGGAGTGGGGTCAGAATCCAGCACTGGTTTTGGAGCTTAAAGGCTATCACGAGCAGCCCTTTTGCGCGCCGAGATGGCATGTCATCGGGAACGATTCCTACGGCAGGTCTCCGGGCATGGAATGCCTGGCAACCAGCAAGATGCTCCAGACCCTGGAGCGGAGGACGGCGCAGGCCATCGACAAGGTGCTGAATCCTCCGATGGTTGCCGATGTTTCCATGAAAAACGAACCCGCAAGTTTATTGCCCGGCGGGGTCACATACGTGGCCAACCTTGCGCAAAGCGGATTTAAGCCGGCGTATGAAGTTCCTCCCGATATCCGCGGGGCCGAGGAAAAGATCGCGAAGGCGGAAGACAGGATCAAGAGCACTTTTTTTGCCGACCTATTCCTGATGATAAGCCAGCTCGACACGGTCAGGACGGCAACCGAGATCATCGAGCGCAAGCAGGAGAAGATGCTGATGCTTGGGCCGTTTCTGGAAAGGAGCCAGTTTGAACTTATCAATCCTTTTATCACGCGCGTGTTTGCCGTCATGTACCGCGCTGGACTTGTGCCGCCTGCTCCCCGTGAGATCCGGGGACGCGCTTTCGATATTGAATGTGTGTCCACTCTTGCGGACGCTCAAAAATCTACTGCAACAACCGGAATTGAACGGCTGGTCGCTTTCGTTGGAAATCTCGCAGCCGCCAAGCCTGAAACTCTTGACAATGTTGACTTTGACGAAACAGTCCGAGAATACGCGGACCTCGTCGGAGTGACTCAGAAGCTAATTGTCGCACAGGAGAAGAGGGACAAACTAAGGCAGCAAAGAAATCAGCAGATGCAGCAGCAGATGATGTTGCAGCAGTCGATGGCGGCCGCGCAGGGCGCAAAGACCTTGAGCGACACAGATGTTGGGGGCGGACAGAATGCGCTGCAGAAGATGCTGGGTTATTCGCAGCCGGGTGGCGGAGTGGTGCAATGAGCGGCGAACTCTACGACTATGAGATCGAGATCCCGGCCGAATTCGCGGGCAGATTCCGCGAACTGCTCAGGGTGGCCGTCGATGCGCTCGGTTCCGATGAAGACGATTTGATCGAATTGGGTAGGGATTTGCTGTCGCAACTTTCATAGGTGGTGTCGGGCCGCCAGTGCCACAGCGGCCCTGAAAGGGGATAAGGGATGTTACGAATGACACAGGGCGTTGACGGGATGGGGCAGCCTCTGTTTGAGACGGCCCAACAAAGCGATACGATCAACAACTATGTGATGACCGCGAATACCGCGCAGTACGCCACCGTTCCGACCGGCGCGAACTTCGTCAAAATCGGCCGCACGGCTGGAGCGGATCTCCTGGTTTTGCTGAATGCCACGAGCGGCATGACTGTCCCGAGTTCCAACGTGACAAACGGTTCAGGATACGAAGTAAACCCTCTCAATCTGTCGCTAAACGGCGCGACCAGCATCGGCATTATCGCAACCGGCGCGTGCCTTGTAAGCCTTTCATTCTTTTCATAGAGGAGAGCGCGGTGAGAAAGATTGCCCTTTTCACAGTCATCCTGGCGGTTTTTTGCGCAGCCGCAGCCTATGGCCAGGGGTGGGAGCAGCCTACGGGGGTGCCGAAAGCACTTACCGATACGCCATCAAATCAAGAGACAATCAACGGACTCAGCTTGCCCCGCGTGCTATGTCAAAGTTCGGTCCCACAGTTGATTTACAATGGTTCGGGATGGACTTTGGCACCTACCGGGAATACTCAGGTGGCATCCTGCACTGTGCCGGGTGGTGGCATGGGCCTATCTGGCAGCCTGAGAATTACCTCTCTTTGGTCTTGTACGAACTCATCCAATGCCAAATACATGAACATAGCTTTTGGAGGAAATTATTTCAAAAGCGCCAGTCTTGGAGCATATGCTTCTTATTTCTCGGAAGATATTATAAGTAATCGAGGCAGTGCGTCTTCCCAAATAACAACTTCAGTAGCTTCTGCATATGTATTTGGGCCGACTACTACCACAGTTCAGACCTATGCTGTGAATACAGCGAATGCTGTAACGATCTCATTTGCTCCAGCTACATCTCTTGAGACGGCAGGTTCAGGCTACGTAGCCCCAAGCGCCGGTTCAGCCAACGGCACCAACTGCACTCTCACTACGGCGACCAACAACTTTGCCGTGGGCGATTATGTCAATATCAGCGGCACGTCCTGGACGGGCGGATCATCGAGTTGCGCCAATGTGACCACGACTCCATTGCTCACCGGCACCAACTCCACAACTGCTGTCTACGCCTGCCCCTGCGCCAACAGCACTTTCTGGTCAAGCGGCGGCGAAGTGGCAAGATACTCCAGGGTTCAGCTTGAATCTTACGCAGTAGAGCTTATTCCGGGGGCAAACTAATGCGGTACCTTCTGCTTTCTATTCTGGTACTTCTGGTATGCGGCTGCGTAACCATTGATGGGCCGCCGGACATCATGAGGTGGACCCATGCTCAGCCATGTGATTATGAGACGGATTTTTTCCGTGACTGGAATCTGTGCCGCGAGAACCGTGACTGCATGAAGGCTCACGGTTGGACAATAGAAACGATCAACTCCGAAATGGGTGATATAGACTTCTATCCCTTCTTTCCAGTCCCTATTTCAATAAGAGCGGCATACGGCACGCCACTTTGGAAGTTTATTACTGCGACGACAATAAGTTGGTAGTGACGGGGACCATTGACGATGAGCGAAGAGCAGCAAGCATACAACGCCGGCGATGCCCAGCAGGTGGCGAAGCGGCAGAGCAAGGCGAAGATCCGGGAGCACCTGAAGAAGTCCGGGTTTCGAAAGCTCATGTCAGATTCCGAGGGCCGCGCCTGGATGTGGGACCTGCTCACCGAATGCGGAGTGTTTCACAGCTCGTTTTCGAAAGACGCACTCGAGATCGCTTTCGCGGAAGGAAGGCGTGACATCGGATTGCGAAGATTGGCGGAAATCAACCGGCTTGATCCGAACCTGTACGCGAAAATGGCGGTTGAGAACACGAAGAAGAATGATGAGTGATGAATGATGAATGATGAAGGGAAACGATTGATGCGATAGGTTAACAAACTCTGACAATTTTTCCCGCCGGCTGATCACCGTTGCGGGAGCCAAAATTGAGAAAGCCGTCCCTGTGCACAGGCAGGAGCGGCTTTTTCTTTTGGCGACAAGGATAGCAGATGCCCTGGACCCCGGCAGGTTTTCGAATCAAGCATGCGCGCCATTTGAGCCACACGCAATCCAAAGTGGCCTCTGAGGTCGCGAATAAGGTGCTGCACGCAACCGGGGACGAGGCAAGGGCAATCCGCGAAGGAATAGCGGCAGGCGAAAGAGCAAAGGGGAAGTAATGCCCGGTCGAATGTCACATAACACGCAATGTCACATAACACGCGGGGACGAAGATGCAAAGACATCTCAAGCTTATCCATGACATCAGCAGGGGCAAGCCGGCTCGTCTGAGAAGTCCCGAATGGCATCGCGTAGAAAAAGAACATCTTGCCAAAGAGCCCGAATGCCAGTGGTGCGGGGCAACCGCGTGTTTGCAGGTACATCATATAAAACCTTTCCACCTGGCGCCGGAACTCGAACTTGATCCCGACAACCTGATCACTCTTTGCGAAGAGGGCGGATACCTCAACTGTCATCTCACGCATGGGCACCACGGGGATTTCAGGGACTTCAACCTGCAGATCCGAGAGCAATGCGAGGACCACAGGAAGGGCAACGAACGGGTCTTGCTCGAAGCGATACGGAGCCAGGACCCCGAGCTATATCAATTTTTAGTCAAAGCCAAAATCGAAAAGGAAAGGAAATCTCATGCCTGATCCAGAACTTACGCCGATCCCGACCCCTACACCGGAACCGACGCCTACGCCGAATCCGGAGATTACTCCACCGGCTCCCATCGTGGGCAAAGATCCCGAGCCGACTCCAGTCCCGGAACCCAAGCTTGGACCGGATGGAAAGCCAATCGAGGACGAGCCTCCAAAACCCGAGCCTCGGGCTCCTGAGGAATACGCCGAATTTACGAAGCCGGAAGGGCTGGAATTCGATCCTGATGCGCTCTCCGAATTCAAGATTTTTGCCAAAGAGCAGGACTTGACGCAAGAGCAGGCGCAAAAGCTTCTGGAGTTCGGCGGAGCAAAAATCAAGGCCATGACCGAGGCGCCATACAAGTTGTGGGCTGAGACCCAGGCGAAATGGCAAGAAGAGGTCAAAGCAGACCCGGAGATCGGTGGAACGAAGTTCCAGGACTCCGTGAAGACAGCAGCGCTGGTCTTTGAACCAGGCGAATCGAACCCGTTCGTAAAAGACGCCGCAGAGGCCGAGAGCCTGAGGGAGGCGTTAAACGCAACGGGCGCGGGTAATAACCCCGCGATCGTCAAGCTGTTCGTGAAGATGGGCAATATCCTGAAAGAGCCGGGAAGCCTTACCGGCAAGCCCGTTCTGGCATCTCAGGGAACTTTGCTCGACAAACTTTATCCAACTATGAGTTCAACCGAGGGCAAGTAGCTCTCAGGGGAGAATAATCAATGCCCACAATTGGACCTTCCGCAATGACGCTTATGGACTGGGCGAAACGGGTTGATGACGACGGCAAAATCGCCGAGATCATCAATCTTTTGTCCCAGACAAACGAAATCTTGGACGACATGCTCTGGATTGAAGGAAACCTTCCCACGGGGCATAAGACGACCGTGCGCACCGGGCTTCCTCAAGCCTACTGGCGGCTCTTAAACGTCGGAGTTCCCACCGGCAAATCGACCACCGCGCAGATCACCGAGACCTGCGGGCACATGGAAACCTTTTCCGATATCGATGAAATGCTCGTCGAGCTGGCCGGAGACAACCGGGCGCTGAGGCTCTCGGAAGAGCTTGCCTTCCTTGAGGGCATGAACCAGCAGATGGCATCGACCATCTTCTACAACAACATATCCGGGGTGGTAGGACCGACCGGAGCTGCCAGCGGCGGACCGGCCGCCTTTATGGGACTGGCTCCCAGGTATCCCAGTGTTTCGACTTCAACCGCGCAGACCGCGAACAACGTAATCGACGCCGGCGGAACCGGATCGACCAACACGTCCGTTTGGCTCATCTTCTGGGGTCCGACTTCGGTTCACGGCATTTTCCCCAAAGGCATGAAAGCGGGTTTTCAGCAAATCGACCTGGGCAAGCAGCAAAAGCTCGATGGCTCAAACAACGTCTATTACGTCTGGAGAAGCCAGTTCAAGTGGGATGCCGGGATCGTCGTGAAAGACTGGAGGTACGCGGTCAGGATCGCAAACATTGACGTGACCCAGCTTTCCGGCGGCACGCCTCCGAACCTCATCAATCTCATGATCCGGGCAATTCACCGGCTGCCGACTCAGCCGGCCAGGGCCGGAAACGTTCAGACCTCCGGCCAGAACGGGGAACCTCAGTTGACCCTTGGCAGAGGGGCTTTTTACTGCAACCGCGCCATTTCCACCTGGCTCGACATCCAGGCCCTCAACAAACAGAACGTGCTCTTGAAGATGGACGAGTTCGACGGAAAGTCCGTGACCAGTTTCAGGGGCATTCCGATCAGGACCTGCGACCAGCTTTTGAATACTGAGGCCCGCGTGGTGTAGGGGCAGTGAACGGTGAACAGTGAACAGTGAACAGTGAAAAAGACCTTTTCACGCGAAGACGCGAAGGCGCGAAGAAAGGACGCGAAATGGCAAGAGCGAAATTCGAACCTTCGCCTGAAACAACAAAGGAGATTTCACCATGATAATGGACAACCTTTTGCTTTTTGACGGCGCACTGAGCGGCGGGATTCTCGGAGGAACCGTCATCAATACGGCGTGGGCGAATCCGCCGACAACGACAACCTACTACTCGGCAAACGTCATCGACGTAAGCCAGATCGCAAGCTCGGCCTCCGGATACGGCCGTGATATCGGTATTGGAGACGATCCGGCACTTCTAGTCGTAGTCATGGCGCCAATAGCCATTTGTGGCAGTTCCGGCAGTTCAACGCTCCAGGTCTCCATTCAGGCTGCGCCGGATAGCTCCGGTTCGCCCGGGACTTATGTGACTTTGGCCTCAAGCCCGGTTTATACGGCCGGTGCAAGCTCGCCCTACACCGTCCTGGCCGCCGGTCAGGAGGCGTTACGAATCCCAATGCCTGTCGCCGACCCGGCGAGCCTCATTCCCAAGTTCTACCGTATCGCTTACACGATTGCGGGAGCAGCTCTGGCAACCAGCGGCACCGGAACGGTCGTAGCAACGCTCGTTCTCGACCGTCAAGCCCTCGGCCCGCTCTCCGGATACCGAAGCGGATACAGCAACCAGTACGTTTAATCCTCATTTTCAGGGAGCATCTCAATGAGTGACGATCCAAGAACCTTATTCAGAGAGCTTGTCGATACGATCCGCTTCTATCTCTGCCCTCATGAACCGGAAGGTGGGAGGCATACCGATCTGGTAAAACGGGCGGATGCCTTTTTGAAAGATCACCCACCGGATGAACCTGATGAGGCGGAAGCCGAAAAAGTAGCGGATACCAATACAACCTCAGAAGATGAGGAGGCATAGCCGATGGCCAAGTACAAATTGACGGAAACTGCCTTTATCAACAACCAGATCTATCAGCCGGGGGCCAAAGTCGAAGTACCGGACGATTTCATTCCGGGTCCTCATATGATCCCGGTCGATAAGGCGGCGGCAAAAATGGCGAAGGAGATCGGGCTCGTAAACGGTCCGATGCCCGATCCAATCGACGACATAACCTCTTTGGGCGCCTCTCCCGCCGGGGTCAAATCAGGAATCCGGGCGGGCGAGGAGATCCCGCTTTAAGGAGCATCGAATATGGCGACGAAAAGTTTTCAATCGAACGTGTTTCCTCCAGGACTGATGCAGGCTCAGTACAACTCGACTGTTCAGTCCCAGAGCACGGGGCTGATTATGCCGGTCCAGCTCGACCAAAGCGGCCGGCTGCTCGTAACCGAAGAACACATCAAGCCCACTTTCAGAGCGGCGGCCGTGGCTCAAACTTTCTACAGCACCGCGGCGGCGGTCATCCTTGAAATCGTTGGCAGCGCCACGATGACTGTTCGCGTAAAGAAAATCCTGCTCTGGGCTCAATGCGCGACGAAGTTTTTCGCGGAGCTGACCATCGGGCGCGCCACGGCTGCTTCGGCGGGAACGGCTGCGGCTCTGACCGCAGGCAAAATGGATGTAAACGATCCTTCGGCAACCGCGACCATCAACGTTTATACGGCTGCGGCTGCATCGGGAACCGGCTTTGCCGCTTTCGACGCCAGGATTCTGGGTATAGCGCCGCCATCGGCTTCGATGATTGCACAGCCGGCGATTTGGGATTTTTGCCTCAACAATGACAAGCCGCTGATCCTTCGCGGGACCGGCGATGTAATCGAGATCTACAACAACACGACCGGCCTCGGCACCGGGACATTCGGCGCCATGGTCGAATGGGAAGAAGACAACAGTTAAACGAATGATGAATGATGAATGATGAATGATGAATGATGAATGCGGTTAGCCCCGCCTGAGACATGGTGTCTTGGGCAAATTGGGAGGGGAAACGTTCCCCTCCCACAACAAACAACAAACGGAGGGAAAGATCATGAAAAAGTTCATCGCGGTAATTCTGGTGTGTCTGTTTTGCGCCTTTGGCTGTGCTGCTCTCAAAGCTGATTTCGCCAAAGTGGAAACCGCCGTTGAATCCGTCAACTGGTCGGAAGTTCTGACCTATTGGCAGAAGTTTGAAAGCGGCCTCCTGGAAGCACTGCCCGTAGTTGGCGCATTATTCCCGAACAACAACCAGACCATAGCCAAAATCACTCAGGCGACCACAGATGCCAATAATGCCGTTACGGATCTGGCGACAGTCATCGCGGGAGTGCGGTCGGGGACGTGCACCGAAGCCGATGCAACTACTGCGGCAAAGATCGTTGAAACCAACGTAGTCGCGGCAAGTAACCTTATCGGTTCGGCTATCTCTTCGGCCCAGCCGGCAACGGCGACCGGGAGCGCTCCGGCGACGACAAGTCCGAAGCCGGCCGCTCTTCCGGCCGCCACGAGGTAGGACGACATGACTCCGCAAGAAGCCGAACAGATCCTCAAGGACGGAGGCATGCATTTCCATTTCTCTGGGACCGAGATGCTTTTCCTTGGAAAAGGAAACTGCAGCCTCCAACAGATCGAAGCTGTTGCCATTCTTATGGAACACGTTCAAAAGGCCGGTGACGGCGATATGCAGATATTTTGTGCCATATCTAGGCTTTAAGGGGGGCAAATCCATGAAATTATCAGCAATTCTTTGCAAAGCGGAGGCTGCAAAATGATCTGCCGCGAATGTCAATTCTATTCGGGGGTTCCCGTCGCCGGCGGATGCTACGCGGGTCCACCGAATATGCCCGAAAGCCAGAGGCCGACGGTGCATGGCGATGACAAGGCTTGTGGATTGTTCAAGGAGAAGGGCGAGTGAGTGCGCCAACACAGGTCTTTTGAGATGGGAGATTGAGATGAGAGCAATTCGCGCAAAAAACATTCGAAAAAAGGTTGTGGAGCAGCTCGGTAACTTCCGTGGCTTCAAGAAGGCCTATCGACGAGCCAAGAAAGATTACTCTTTGGGTTTGCTCACATTACTTTTTCTCTTCGCGTTCTTCTTAGCCGGCTGCGCCAGCCACACGGTTGATATCAAGTATTACGATGTCAGCCCTAAATACACCGGCGCGGCTGTTTTCGCGGAATCAGGCGATCCACTTGGAGTCAACGCCAAATGTATCGACCGATACATTATCGACAAGGATGGAAACGTCCAGCCGGTTAAGCAGGATTCGGCATCGGCGCCCGGACCGGTTGCCGGGATTACTCAATCGCTGGTTACTTCCGGAGCGGCAACGGCAACGGCGGGGGCGATATTGCCCTTGCTGCTTCCGACAAGTTCAACAACGGTGAATACGACCAAAAGCAAGTGAGGGGGAAAAAGTAATGGACCTCATAAAGCAGATAATTTCACTCGTTTTCTACATCGAGCAGGACAAGAGCCACGCCAAACCCTACTGGCTGGACCCGACGGTCATCGCCCTGGTCGTTTCGCTGCTTGCAACCGCGCTTGCCAGATGGGCCGGAATGGATATCGACGCCGACCTGCAACTAAAGATCGTGGGCAGTATCACCGGGATCGGGGCGCTTCTTTCGCCGCACACGGGAGTCATTAAAAAGCGAGGGAGCGAGGAGCAAGGAGCAGGAAGCGGGAATGAAAAAGCCGAAGCGAGAAGCGAGAAGCAAGGAGCGGGGAGCGGGAAAGACGATTCGCACAATCTGGGCTCATTGAGCTAGAGGGGACCTCAAAACATGGACCATGCGGGGTGGCAGGTTGCCGGAGGGCTGATCCTCTTGATTGCGGGGGCCTTCATTGGCCGTTTCACGGTTGTAAAGCCCGATTGCAGCAAATGCGGTCTCGTTGAGTTGAAAGCCGAGATAACGCGGCTGTGCTTCCTTGTCAGGGTCCTGGCCGAGAAAGTCGGTCTGAGCGTCAAGGAACAACTCGAGATCGAGAAAATGGAGTGAGCCAAAGCCAATGATGAATGATGGGTAAAACCAATGATGAATGATGAATGATGGCGCCACACCGCAGAGAGCGCAGAGAAAAGCTGTAAGGGGATTTCAATGGCAGATTATCCAAGCGAGTTTTTGAATGCCGTAAACGACCTCATCGACAACTGGGAGGGCGGATATGTGGATGATCCCGCCGACCCCGGCGGCGAGACAAACATGGGGATCAGCAAGCGCTCCTATCCCAACGAGGACATAAAGAACCTGACGCGCGACCGGGCAATCGAGATCTATTACCGCGACTTCTGGGTCAAACCCGGTATTGATTCGATAGCCGAAGACTTCAGGGCCAAGGTTTTCAATATGGGCGTCCTCATGGGGCCTCAGACGGCAAAGGGGCTTTTACCCGGCTGCAATTCCCTGGATGAGTACAAGCAGGCCTGTGTCATGCACTTCAAGGCCATTGTGATCAGGCACCCCGTATGCGCCAAGTTTCTGCACGGATGGGAAAGGAGAGCGCTCGCGTGAAAAAGCGATATGTCGATATGGGTGACCGCATCGAGCTTATGAAGCTTGCGGCTGAGTTTGCCTCGATCAATCAGATGAAACCGCTTCAGTTTTATCACCAAATGCTTGACGCGGTGGCAACCGAGCCGGAGAAATCATCGCCGGATGAGGATCATTCATGAACAAGCCTTGCGAGGAATGCAAATGGCGCCGTGAGCGCCAAGACGGGCCAGCCATATGCACGCACCCAAGAATTTTGCGTCTGGATTTTATCAACGGCGGCAGATGTAGCAGCCTTCGAGGGACGGTTTTTTCTCCCTGTCAAGTTCAGGGGAAGCTATGGGAGGCGAAAAGATGAGCAGGGCAAGCAAGAGTAGTTCAAGCTCGAAGAGTTCCAAAAGCGGCATTCATATAAATCCCGCGCATAAGGGCGAGTTCACGGCGAAGGCGAAAGCTGCCGGCAAGTCCGTTCAGGAAGAGGCGGCGGATGTTTTGAAGCCGGGAAGCAAGGCCAGCGCGAAGACGAAAAAGCAGGCAGTGTTTGCTAGAAATGCGAAAAAATGGAAGCACT